TGCCAAGGGTTTAGACGTGGCGGGTAACCTTACCCTTACCGCCATGAAAAAATACTATCCAGAGGCGTTTGCGAGGCTTCCAGACTTTATAAAGGCGGGTGTCACGGGTGTAGAAGCTGGGGCTAAATATGGAGCTGGTGCAGCAGAAAAGCCAGAGGATGTACCTAGAGAGATGGCAGTAGGCGGTCTGGTGGGTGGTACTGTAGGTGGTGCAACTAGTATTGCTAAAACAGCTCTGACTCCTGTCTTTAGGGCGTTATTTGGTGACGTGGATAAAGATGCAGCCACTCGCATTGCTAACGCTATGCAAATGGATAAAACCACGCCAGAAGAGTTAGACAGAAGATTAAAGGCTGCGGGTAAGCCTGGTGAAGTAACTTTGTCAGATGTTGCTGGTCAAAACCTCAAGTCACTCATGCGGGTGGGCACAAACGTGCCTGGTGAAACACGGGAGTCTGCCACCAACTTTCTAACACAACGTCAACTAGATCAGTTTGACCGGATCAATGAAGACGTGGAAAACATGATGCTGCAAGGTAAAGGCAGAGATGTTTATACGTTGAAAAATGAATTAGACACAGTTAGAAAATCTATGTCTGATCCTTTATATAAACAGGCAAATAATATAAAAATACAAAATACGCCTGAGTTAATAAAAATACTGAATGCTATGCCTAATGAGGCATTGTCAAGAGGTAAAAGTATTTACAAGTATGAAATGTTGCCAACACCAGATGTGCCTGGCAAATTAAAAGATTTAGCTAAAAAGACTGATCCTATAGACTTTAGAATCTTTGACCTTGTCAAAAGAGGATTGGATTCTGAGATCAATCAACATCAACAAAATGGTGTTTATGATGACATTGGGCGTTCTTTAATCAACCTTAAAAACACATATCTTAACTATTTAGACAACGCCAACCCTTACTACAAAGCTGCTAGAGATGCCTGGGGCGGTCCTTCTGAGTCTAGAGATTTGCTAGATCAAGGCAAAAAGATTTTCCAATTAAACCCATCTGCGGTGGCAGACAAGTTCAGCAAGATGAATCCTGGACAACAACAATATTTTAGGATGGGTGCTGCAGAGGCTATTAAAGATGTAATTGGTGGAAAACAAGACATGGTCAACAAAGCCAGAGTATTGATTGGGTCTGCCAAGAATAGGGAAAAATTACGGTCTATATTCCCTTCTCAAGAAGCCTACGATCAATTTATGGATCGTATGCAAGTAGAAAAGAAAATGTCAGAAACGGCTGGTTATTTGTTGCCAACATCTGGATCAAAAACAGCTGGATTGTTAACAGATGTAGGTGAATTAGGACCAGAACAACAAGCGGGTTTACTTAAAGATTTAGTGTCTCTTAATCTGCCAGGTGCAGCCATGAGATTGACACCTAAACTTTATGGTGCAACCACGGGTGTTACCCCAGAACTGGCTAGTTCATTACAAAAGAGTCTACTCACGCCTGGTGCAACAGCTGGTGATCTAGCAGACAGAATCAAGGCTGCCAGACAAGCCCAGGCCAGAAGTCGTGCTATCACGCAACAAGTGGGTAAAACAGCTGCTGCACCTATTCTTCTACAAAACCGTAAAGATCAATACTAGGAGTAGACCATGCCACTCAAGAAAGGTACTAGCCGTGAAACAATATCTAAAAACATCAGCAAACTCACAAAAGAGGGAGGCCGTCCACGCAAGCAAATTATTGCTATCGCTTTGTCATCGGCTCGCAAATCAAAAAAGTCTGGTAAGAGAAAAGGCAAAAGAGGCTGAAAAACTAGGGTTTAAGTTATGACCAAGAAGAAAGAAAAGGGTATCAACCCAGCACTAGAGACAGCCATCTCTGAGATGCTAAAAGCGGTCATGGTAGACCCTACTGCCACGATTACTGACAAAACAAAGGTGATAGACCGTGCCCTCAAGTTGGAGGCCATCAAGATGAAGATGCAAGATGACGAGTGGGGTAGTGGGTTTATGGGATTAGAAGACGAGGAAAACGAGGCATAATAGGGCTTTTTAAAGGGGGTTCTATGGATAAAGTCTCATTGATCACGTTGGCGTTAAAGGTTATCTCAGATCGTCTAATCACGATTCTGGCACTGCTAATGTCGTGTGGGTTAACGTCCTACACGTTGTGGGCGGGTGATTGGACAAGGGTTGCTACCCTTGGTATATTTGTGGTATTTAGTTATCTAATTGTGAAAAACAAGGAGAGCAGTCATGGTCAAAGCAGTCAAGGACAAGCGGTATCAGGAGATTCAGACTAAGTCTGGATTGCCTATTGCAGACAATTTCAACTACTCTCAGAAGTGGGCGCAGCCTGTACGCCCACAAAAGCCTTCTGACAACACACAAATGGGTCAACCAAGGTGGCAACCTGGTCAACTGCCTAAAGGCGGTTTCAGGAGCGTCTTTGACTTTTCTACAGGCCCTGAGTCCACCAAACTCTCACCCACTTCAGGCGGTGGTGGAAAGGTTTACTAATGGCTAACAATATTGCGTTCCAAGCCTCTGGAATGACGTACAAGGCTAACGCTACGTCCTCGTCACAAACCATCCAGATCACCACGGTTTCGCCTACCAACCAGTATTTGTTGTCTAGTCACCAGCCAACAGGTACTGGTGGTTATCCCGTCTACGTCAACATCAGCACGGCTGCAAACGTGACCGTCTCTGCCCCAGCCAACGGGTCACCTAGCAACTGTATTGTGATTGTGCCTGGCATGAACAGGACAATTACTGCTGTGCAGTGCAGCCCTACACAACCCGTGTATGTAGCTTACATTACTGACACTGGTGCATCGGGTGCTGTTGAAGCCTACATCACGCCAGGAGAGGGGTTATAAGTGGACCCGCTGACAATATTCGCAGCGTGCAAGGCTGCTCATGCGGGTATTCGAGAGTGTATTGATCTTTACCAGGACTTTAAAAAGGATGGTAAAGACGTGTCCGACATTGTGGGTGACATTGGTAAGAACTTAGGTGCGTTCTTTACCCACCAGGAATCGTTTAAAGAGGCCGAGAAGGAGGCAAAGAAGAAGCCTCTAAGCAAAGGTATGTCTATCAACGAGGAGGCCATGAACCGCATTCTACGCCAGCAACAGCTGGAGCAGATGGAGACCGATCTTAGAGAGATGATCATCTATCAAATAGGTATGCCTGGTCTCTGGAGTAAGTTTGTAGAGATGCGGGAGATTGTCCGCAAAGAGAGAGAGAAAGTAGAGCGTGAACAAAAAAAGCCCTTGAGGAGGCTGCCAGAAAGAGACGGCAGTTTATCGACAAATGGCAAGTTCGTGGAGCGTTATTGGCTGGCTGTTTATCTCTCTTGATCGTCTTCTCTGCCCTCATGTATGCTATTCATGTTGACTACGAAAACAGTAAGAATGGAGTTCACAGATGAGTTGGATTGAAAGTATTGCACCCACGATTGCATCTGCACTAGGAGGTCCACTTGCTGGCCTGGCAGTTGAGGCGGTCTCTAAGGCTATTGGTGTTGACCCTAATCAGGTACAGGACACCATCAACTCTGGCAAACTGACTGCTGATCAGATAGCCCAGATTCAGGCTGCAGAGGTACAGCTCAAGTTAAAAGCTCAAGAGATGGGCTTGAACTTTGAAGAACTGGCGGTACAAGACCGTAAATCAGCCCGTGAGATGCAAACAACCACACGGTCATGGATACCCCCACTCTTGGCAATTATCATCACTGTGGGCTTTTTTGGCATCTTGGTGGGCATGATGTCGGGTAAGGTCACCAGCAGTGATGCACTCATGTTGTTGCTGGGTAGTTTAGGTACTGCCTGGACTGGAGTGATTAGTTTCTATTTTGGCTCATCTGCATCTAGCCAGAACAAAGATGCATTACTTCATCAGAGTACACCCGCAAAATGACATTACTCACAGAACACTTCACGCTAGAAGAGCTGACTTATACTGACCACAGAGAGCTGGATAACACCCCTAGTGAGTATGAGAAAGCCAATCTTATGCGTCTTGCAGAATTCTTAGAACAAGTTAAATACGTACTCTATGACAAGCCTATCATGGTCAACAGCGCGTTTCGGTCAAAAGCCGTGAATGATGCGGTGGGCAGTAAAGACACTAGCCAACACAGACTAGGATGTGCAGCAGATATAAGAGTTCCTGGTATGACACCAGACCAGGTTGTTCAAGCCATTATCAACAGTGAGCTACAGTATGACCAAATTATTCGTGAGTTTGACCGTTGGACTCATATATCTGTGCCTAATAGTCCTAATGACAAACCTAGACTACAAAAGTTAATTATCGACAAACAAGGTACAAGATTGTATGCCTGATAACTCAGAAGTCTTACAAGCCATGTCGGATACACCACCAATACTGGATACGATTGCCCAGCAACAAGGTGCGGGTATATTTGAGACTGCACAGAAACAATTTCCTTACCTGGCAGACAAAGACATTGCCTACCGCTTTGCGCCCCAGGCTGCAGCAGACCCTAGCTATCAGTCAGAAACCTACAGAGCAGAAGACATACCAGACTGGGCAAAAGGTAGACAAGCAGCCATTGAAGTCTACAACCCTAAGGTTAGCCCAGCTGATTTGTTGGCTGAATATGTGAGTCATGTTGCCAGGTTTGATGACCCCCGTATTGCACCTTTGTATCAACAGTTTGCACAAACCTTTCAAACTCCTGAGATGCAAACCAGATTGCGCCAGGACTATCAAGAAGAACAACCTACAGAAGATGGCAAACCAACGCCATTTGAGACATATGTAGAAATGAACCGCATACCCGCTTATATGCGTGGATATGCGTTTCAACAATGGCCTCAAGACTTTGCTACAAGAGTGCTCAGTCCTCAACAACAAGACTATCTCAATCAGATACGTTCAATAGT